ACTTCCTCCTTTGTTCTCATTAGTGCAAATCCATCGCCGAACAATCTTTGCTTCAGCTCTGGTAGTCTTCTTGTTGCTATTACTGGGTTGCGAATGTCATTCTTTGCAAAGACATTGTACCTCATATAGAACTTGAACTGAGTGTCCAACTTACCCAACCCTTTCCTATTCATCGTGCGCATAATTGGCCAAAGATCTTTAGGAGTGTTGGGCATAGCTGTACCAGTCAGGCCCCATATTCTTTGAAAACTTCCAGCTATACCTGACTTAGTCAAGCAGGCTTTAGTTCTCAATGCGCTTGAACTCTTACACAGGTGGATTTCATCTAGAACTAGTACGCCAAGGGCCTTCATGTTTTTGATTTGTCTTACTATGTTAGGGTGCGCAATCAGACTGTATGGTACGATCAATACTTGACGATCGTGGTCTACAATCTTTTGTAATCTTTTCTCAACTGTCTGTACCACGTAAGGACGAGTGGACCACATCTTGATCTCTTCTGCCCATTGGGTGACTAACGGTTTAAGACATACGACTACAATCTTTTTTGCTCTTAGTGAATTGAATGCTACTATTGTCTGAACGGTCTTACCTAATCCCATATCATCTAGCAGAAGGCGACACTTACCACTAAGTAAATGACGCACCCCTACCTCTTGATATTCTCTCAGGTCTAATCCTTCAGGTGTTTTAATCACTAGTCTAACTCTCTAAACTTTCGTACTAGTATGCTCACTGGCCATACGAAAGGGAACATCCTGAAGAAGAACATCTTCTTAGTCTGCTTATGGCTGTGAACTATAGGGTCGAACGTACATAAGCACGCTAGGGTAGCTTGAAATATGTACAGGCAGAAAAGTGTGCCCACCACTAGCTCCGTAGCGTTTAAGTCCTCACCTCCACCGCTTGAAGGTATTATGATTGGTGTAATTATTGGCATTGTTCCTAACATTTTATTTTCCTATTCTAAAGTTACGTCGTCGTTGTCTTCATCTTCTGCGTAAGGATCCCAGTTTTTGGGCCTCTTGAACGCTCTTACTCTATGGCCCGACTCATTCTTATGTTGGCCATGCTTCCAGCCTAGAGTCAACATCATGTGATGGTACTCTCTCAGCTTATAACCTTTAGCTTCGTCAGGTCTGACCTGAAAACATCTAGTCGCCACCTGCACTGAAGTTACTACGTCCTCGTGCATCGCTTCGCCTGTGAACAACCAGTCAGCCAATGGATCCTCTCGTCCATCTCTCACACTTCGGTCTGATTGATGTATCTTTGCTTCGGCTATCTCGTCTACCATTAGCTTAGTATTTTCACCCTTCAAAAATCTATGAGTGGCTTCAGCCCAGATCTGGTCTACGTCTCTGAGGAAAGCATCCCTGTCTATTAGTATGCTTGTCACTCCATTGTGAGTCACCTTTACTTTGCCAATGATCTCGACTGGTAAAAACCTACGTGCTCCAGTTGGGTCTTTGAGATAACCTGCACCTGACTCCTTGTTGGTAGTACCAATTATGATACATCCTCGTAAGAGCGTTGACGGTGCTCTGTCGTGACTCTTTCTCAGGTGTGCTCTAGTCTTAGTCAAGAAGTCTTTGAGTTCATCTGTACCCTTCTTAGAGAGATTCGACAACTCACCCCACTCATTGACCCAAGTACCCTGAAGGTTCTGCTCTGCGTCCTTACTACCTATGTCAAAGTGTGGCTCAAAAAACCACTGCTTGCCCAGTATCTTGACCGCTTCAGATTTACCTACGCCTTGTCTCTCACTCTCTAGTATCAACATTGTCTGCATAACACAGCCGGGTTCGAATGCTCTATGCACTCCGCCCAATAGCGTCACTCTGCTGATTGCTCTCAAGTAGGATGTATTCTCAAGCTCAGGTTTGACTCCTAGATAATCTTGAATCCATGTGTCTACTCTTGGTACGCCATCCCACTCTAGGCTTTTCAGATACTCTTTAACTGGGTGGAATCTGTTCTCCATTGACGCTCCCACAATACCTGAATAAAATCTAGCAAAGGGGAAGTTTACGTTAGTCATGTACTGCGCGGCGATCATGAAGTTGTGCATCATGTTATCCGTGATCGTCTCGCCTACTAAAGATTCAGCTTTCTTCTTATCTTTGATCCACATTGGAGGCTTCATGAAAACAGTTTGGCCCTTGAGTTCGTCATAGCCTACCATGCCAAACAGCGGGTTAGGCTGTGAAGGCGATGAGGCTGTCATCCTAAACTCAGGTTGGAGCACTAGACAATAGATGTTTCTGTCACTAGAGTTCAGCTCCTTCACGTCACCCTTGTTGAATTGCCAAGCGTCAGCACTACCACTCTCGGTAGCTGTCACGTCAGTGAAGCCCTCGAAGGCTGTCTTAGATTTCTCTATGGCTGAGTGAGCGTTGGCTTGCTTAACCAATGACTTGCCTGTGACTCCATCGTCCTTGTCTACCTCAGTGGAGTTCCAAACTTTGGTGCACTCAAGGTCTGTGTCATCCTCATGGAAGTCACTGTCCTGACTAGACCATGTCATCAAGGCTTTAAGGCCGTAGTCTTCACCTCCTGACGCTGACTTGACTGACATAATCATGTTTCGCCATGAGTCTCTATCCCTATAGCACTCTATAGGACAGTTGGACAGGTTCTTTATGATCTCTTTTTCTGTCAGCCTTATACTCTTACCATTTGGTCCGGCCTTGTTGATCTTCTTCGACACCATGTCTATGCACCATTGGGGTGCTTCTCTCAATTCAGTTTCGAAGTCTCCCTGTGTCAGGGTATAGCCATCAGTTGGCGCCACTAAGACATAACCTCCATCACAACGAACATCTACACCTTCGCCTAATACATTGACTCTACTCTTGATACTGTAGTGGTCTTTGTGGGCAAAGAATAGATGTCTACCCCCGCTCATGGTTGTCTGCTCTAGATTACATAGCAATTCTGGCAAGTCATTAAGTGTAGCTTCGCCATCTTTGCCATTCTTTACGTCTATGTCTACCACCCATAAACCATTCACCACACCCGTGGGCATACCAACTCTAGCTTCTGGCCACTTCTTCCACCAACTCCTTATCTGAGCGGGGTCTGCTGTGGCATTGTTATGCCAGTCGCGTATGTGAGGGATCTTTGCGTCAGCCCTGACCGGAAAGATTTTCTTTCCTGTCTTAGCTAGTTTTAAAACGTCGCGTAGGATACTCACTTTAGTCTCTCACTAACTGCAAAGCAAATCGCACACACGTTATCGATGGTGCCTTTGGCTATAAGGACGTATCCCCACACATCTGAGTACTGAAACGCCAGTAGCCCTGCTATTACCCAAAGCGCCCCTATCATTTCCTCTGAATTTGATCTGATCATCTTACGTTCAATCCAATTATAGTTGTGTTAAGTTCTGCGGTTAAGTCTTTCTTAGCTTTGATTAGAGCGTATCGTATTTCTGATTTCTCTCTGACATCTAGGTCGTCCCCTTCCTTCATTGGGTCTACGTATCTAATTATGTCTTCACATAAGGTTCTTACTTTTGCTACGTTACTCATTTACTACCTCGCATTGTATGCAAAACTCTAATGGCTTTGCGTTTGATTTATAAACTTTAGTTATGTCTTCACCTTTGTGGAGTGGCTTTTTGCACTCAACGCAAGTGTAATTTCGACCTGCCGGCCTTGTTGTGGCGTATATGTATTTTCTACTCATAGATGTTCGATGGCTCCTCAAACTTCCCGCCACACTCTTTCATAAATTCAATCTCTTCTTCGTTCAACCCAAGAACTAAGTTTAGCTTTTGCCCTATGTGCAATGCTTTAGTCTTCAACTCGTCGCGTTCTTTCTCAAGTTCTTTGTTTTTCTCAATAGTCAACATCACCAAGTGCTGAGTTTGAGCTAACCTAGAATCCATAATCGAGTCCTTCAACCCATCATCATTGATAGGATATTGTATACCATCCTTCAAGCCTTTTTCATACAGCTCTAGTTGATAAGCTTTATGCTGAATGCTATTCTCAAGCTCATCCATTGCCTTGCGGTGTTCACATTTACTCATCTATTCAACCACCCGACAACATCTCTCGCCATCTCTGAAAGTGAATTTCTCGGCTAGATATTTGTAAGTGTAAACAGTACCATTAACAGTGACCCCTGCAACGCCAAATATAGCGACAGGGTAGTAATTATTCCACTCGTCATGCTTGACACTCCTACCCTCTGGAAAACTCAACTGGTCGTACGGCTCAGTTTTAGGCTCTGGCTTTTCGATGATGAAATCCCAAGACACAACCCTAGGCATCCCTGCCGTTAATTGGTAAAGCTCCTCATCACCTCCATAAACACAAACAAACTTTCCATCTTTATCCGTGAATAAATAAATTCTCTCTGCGCTATGCTCCCAACTAGAGTCTTTATATCCTGACACTCTTATTAAATCGCCTTCTTTCATCTCTATTCCTCTGCTAATTCGTATTCAAGCCACATTAGAGCGTTCAATGCCACAAAGGCCATGTGTTGGATACTGTTTTGAGTTGTGTCTCTATGGCCTTGCCAAGCTATCTTCATTAGGTGCCTGAATACCGCTGAACGACACCCATCTTGAAAATCTAGATGTCCAATAGTACCGATTGAGTCAGCCCAATTGGTGTTGCCGTCAATGCCTTTCTCTGGGTCGTCATACTTCTTAGACCCAAACTCTTTAGCTCGGTTGACTTCGGCCAATGCGTTGGGCATCTGGTCAAGCCATAACAGAAGGTCGGGCTTGTTGCTATTGTGGCGAACTGCTGTCATTGTGCATGCCCTCTGTCATAGTTTGGTAAAATTCTTTCTCTGCCTCATCTGTGGCTACGAATACATTAACATTAACTAGGTTTTCTTTGACCATATCTAGGCACGACATAACAATACTATTCATTACTGCGCTGGCCATGCCGTGCTGGCTGTCTGGATCACACTTAGCCATTTTATCCATGTGTCGCTTCTTAACTTCGTCGATGAGATTAGCTACTCCCTTTCTCATAGAATCACAAGCGTCTCGGTTAGTCTCGTTGACTACCTTTTTAATAAACTTATCAAATTCTGGTATATCCATTAGTCTAATTCCTCGTCGTCGTTTTCTGTTAAGTTGCTTTCTAATATCTCGATCTCATTAACTGCTTTCATTAAGTGTTCTTTAACTTTAACATAAGGGTTAGTGACTTCGTTTTCTTTCTCTTGTAATATCTTCTGCACTGTGTCGCAAGTGGCAGTCCATCGCTCACTTTCATTTCTTAGCCATTGCCAGAATGCTTGGCGTGAAGAGAAGCTAAACATTTCAGCCGACTCCTCAAACGTCAGTTTCTTGAGAGTCATAAAGACCTCGACGTGCTTCTTTAATCTTAATACATTTTCATTCATTAGTCTAAATTTCCGTAGCGGTTGTCGTCTAGTATTTTTAATCTTAGGTTGGCTGAGGGCTCAATGCCTTCTTTTGCTAGAGCTCCGAAGAACTCATCACCTTGAACTATAGCTTGATATCTAGTTAAGTCTACCTGTACTACTGTTTTATGGTATGACCCAATTGAGCCGGAGACTCTAGCGTATAATTCTATTAACATTGTTGTTACCTTTTATCCGTTTGTTAGTGTACTGTTGTTTATTTGTCTGTCAAGTGGGGCTCTTAAACGTTTACTAATCTGCGTATTCTGTAAATGGGCATCGTCCTGCGGTATCATCATACGAGTCTGTAAATGCTATATCCGGCCTGTTATCTTTAGGTGTTGTCACGTCTAGAGGTGGGCATCCATCGCTCAAAAACTTAGATATGTGCCGAGCCACCTGTTGCGCTGTTTCGTTCCCTGTCAATGGGTTAATTTCGTGATTGCAGTCAAACAAATATCCGAATTGGGCATCGTTTAGTCCGAAATACCACTGTATATCCGCGACCTTATCTGAGTTGTATTTGTATATAACTTTCTGATACCTCTCGGTCCAGTTTGCATGCCTAAAAGTCATAGGGAAGAACTCAGGCAGAAAGAATATCACATCTGCCCTTTTTCCTCTGGGGCATAAACCTTCTAGTCCTTCTATCGTTATGCTATAATCAAACGTTTTCTTGCTTTCATCTAGGTCTTTTAGCTTAGTCGCTAGTCTTTTAAGTTGTTGTTTTTGCCATTTTGTCATAGCATTTCTCCCACTAGCCATAGAGCAAAAGTAAGTAGAGCGCACCCTGTAACGAGTGCACCCCAAAACATTGTGATGAAGTCTTTTAAGTCGTCGTCACCTTCCATTATTTTACCGCCTTTACGTTAATTGTTTTTGCTTCTTTGATTGTGTCTTTGTGCCATGTTTCACATCCCCAGCATGTTCCTGTGTCTTTCTCTTCGCCTTCGAGTTCTACACCGCAATAATAGCAATTCTCTATTTCCTTGTCGCTATAGAATGAACCTGAATGACCCCAGCTATAATCGTCTTTCTTAGGTGGTGCCGTTTGAAACGAGTAATCTCTATCGGCCAATTCAACTAAAAGCAACTCAGCTAACTTACAAGCATTTTCAAACTCAGCCATGACCATGTATTCGTTTTTGGTGTGCTGTTGGTAATAGCCAACCGATAAATTAACGCCTTCGACTCCTAAGTCCTTGAGTTCGTCTAGATCTGTGCACACTCCCATTTCAGGGTTATATGCACCGCCTGAAATTGCGCTTATGTCATCGGCCAATTCTTCACAACAATATTCGTTCCAAGGGCCAACTATATCAGAATTGCCCATACGATCAAACTCTAGTAAACAAGGCACCTCTATTTCTTCTAGTTTATCTGCTACGTATGTCATACTTGCAAGGCTACGAGCTCCTAATAAACCTACCTCTTCATCTCTTGTCAAGATGAAATTACATTGGTCGAATAAGTCATGAATAATTTGGACTCCGGCTTTGTCGTCAGCTCCTAATATAGCGTTTTTTCTTGTTAGTCTGTCTGTCTTCTTGTCGTAGACCATTTTATTTTTCATCGCTCGGTCATTGACTGTGTCCATGTGAGCCACCAATGCCGGAACGCCAACCAAGTCAAGGCACAATATATTACCATCGATGACGTCAAAATCTCGACCTGACTCTACCAGTTTTTTAATAAAGAAAGCTCGTACGCCTTCTTGGTCTTCATACCATATCTTTTTATGTAAATATCTCATTTTACTGCCTTGTAATTGGGAAAAATTGTACTGCGATAGTTTGAGCCAACGGAATTTCACCATTGGCTCAATGATTTAAAACTGTTGGCTTATTGCGTATGCGGTGGAGTCTAAAACATCGTCGTGTCTTTGGCCTAGTACGTCTGAGCTAGTTAGTTGAGGGCTACGCCATTGGGCTAGTACGTCTGAGTTAGTTATTCTGGCGTTATGCCTTTGGCCTTCCATGAGTGAATTTACGAAGGAGCTCAAACTAGATATAGCTTCTTTGCTTAGTACAGGTGGAGTGTAAACCGCGAATCTAGATTTATCAAATAACATTGCCCTAGTTAGTAGTTTAGCTTTAATCGCTTTTTGAAAAAGTGGTCCAGCGTTATGGTAGTCTCTATTAATAGAAAGTCTCTCATCAAAAGTGAGGCTTTTAAAATATGCGTAAGTCGGATTCTTGCTTGGTGTGTAGAACTCTAGATCACTTTTGTGTCTTTTTAAGTAAGCATCTTTCTGTCTAGCTTCAACATTTCTTAGTATATGTTTTGATCTCAACCGGCATTGTCTTGCCCTGTCTTCAATTCTTGCTTCTTCAATCTCTTCATCTTCAATGCCTTCTATGTAATAGCTTTCACCTATTTTAACTAAGTCTTCATGGTCTTCTTCAAGCCAGTCGCCATTTTCAAGTTGTACACAGTTGGATGATAATTCATCAGTTTGTGAATGCTCGCAAAATGTAGAATTTTCAAGTCTTACATACGAGTTAATAGAGTCAATATAAATAGCATTATCTACTAAAATGTGTTCTTCATCATGACCACTATACACTATTGACTCGCTGGCTTCGCAATACCAATTCCCTTCGATTCTTACACAGTTTTCTCTTAATTGTGCCTCATCTTCTGTCCATACGGCGCAGTCATCACAACAGTTGCCAACTGATTCGACGTAGACCATGTCGTCTTGCTCAACATCATCTCCGCAATGTTCACAATGACTTCTGCCAAAGCCTGTGCCATCACATTGAGTTAATGGGCCACTTTCAGCAGTTATTAATTCAGATCCATTGTAGTCTTTAAAGCTGTCCATATATGGCGCGTGCTCATAATCACAAGAACTTTTGACCGATATGCAGTAACTTGTACCGCCTGTAATTGGGTCGATAAAACCCTGCCACTCGTAGCCATCACCTATACGAATTAGAGCGTTTTTTGCTTCCCAATACTGAATTACTGACTTTTTAAAATATTCTGTTCCATAAATACGGTCTACGAAAAAACGCTCGTCGCCATGAAAGTCTACTTGCCAGATTAACGCTCTGCCTTTTAGCCTCTCCTCTCCGTTAATCTCCGTAAACTCACAATGTAGTCCGTAAGCATCATTGTCATAAACTTCGAACCTTTCTTTTTCTCCGTCGCTTTCAGGACGCATGCAAGAACTGCATAAAGTGCCAGCGTTTGAGTCTGTTCTTATAGAATATATCTCACTTGGTAGTCTTTCATCGACTGGTACGAACTCACTGTTATTGCTTCTAGCCCCTAATCTGTTAGCGATTTCTTCTATTAGGCCTTGTGGTATATTCTCAAAGCATCGGTTTAAAGTCTTGCCAACCTTGCCAAATGTGCCTTGACTCTTCATATCCTGTAATCTTTGTATTCTCCCTAGGGCGGTGCTCATCACAGGGGCTTGATTGTTATCATAGACTAGTATTTCAGACGGAACCTTTTTATCTGATAGGTAGGCTAGTCTGCAAGGGTCTGTCTCTGATATATAAGGGTAAATTATATCGGTATCAGCGTCAACCTTAGGTTGTACGTCATCTCCGTGACGACTCGAAATATTGAGTTCGTCTAATATCTTCCATAAGGAGTGTCGTAAAATGTGTTGCCGGTTGGTAAAGTTTGTCGTGTCCATTTTGTTGCCGTATAAATTAAAAGAGTGGTTATTATATATTTGTCAATGTTGCTGTCAATGTAAATAATCAAAATAATTTTTTGAGGGGTTGAGAGTAGTGTGTACGGGTTTTATAACAGGTTCGGATAAATTGACATAATGATTGCATTGACATATATGTCTGTTTTGACATTTGACGAGTTATGACTATATGTAAATGATGTAGTCAATAAAGTGCTGAGTAGTGTGCACGAGTAGTGTGCAGGCAACGAGCCTTAGTGAAATAAGGCTTTGTGGGAAATGGCTCAAGGGGGTGAGCACCCATGAGCACTACTTTTGCTAAGAGGGTATATGTAGGGGGGTCTTTAGTAGCTATAGATAGTAGTGTATATAGTGTTTATAGGGTATCAGATGACAGTATAACTGACCTCAAGGGTCGGAACACTACTCGAAAGGCTGACACACTAACAAGTTACACATATTTGTATATAATAGTTGTAAACTTTTTCAAATTGGGCACATTGACGGCAAAATAAGCCAGACATTTACGTGATCCATTGACATGTAAACGAGTGAGTCAATGTGTTTAATCTGGCCGGCAAGTGGATCAAAAAGTATGTTGCGACATACTACGGCGGAGGGGGGTACACCCCAACCTGAAAAGTCCGCTCCATTGCGCCCCATCACATTTTGACCCCTCCGTTCAGAGTATTATCAAAGACATTGACAATAACATGTACAAAACTAATAAAGGAAGGGGGTACCCAAACTACACAAAAAAGCTTTACATATCGAAAGTCAATATAAAATTTGCATATATTTTGAGAGTCGACCGGAATGACAGAAAGTAAAAACCAAAAGAGTTCAGTGAATAAAAATGAGATGCTGAAGATAGAGATCGTAAGACAGGACGGCTCTACTCTAAAACTCGTAACGCCATTCGAAAACTTTGGCATTACAGATTTAGGCATTCGATATCAAGATCCAGCACTTGGCTTCTCTACGGTAAAGACTTTTGACAAGATGAAAAGTTTCAAGGTTGAGGGAGTCGTGGGCGAAAGGGAGAAAGTGAGAAGTGAAGTAATGCAGGAAAAATACTCAGACGCAAACCCGTTGGCTAAAAAGCGTAGCGCCCAATGGACAGTCTAGCGAAAGCCAACCTACCACCTAAAGCAGTAAAGTTCAATCCAGAAGATCAGAGTTACAAGGTCATCAAGTTTGCCCAAGAGACAGAAGAGGTCGACTTACTTCAAGAAGATTTAGAACTGGAGTTCGGGATTGTATTGAATCGGAGGGAGACAAGAGAGTTAATCGCTTACGCTCACAACGAACTGATGCAAGACTTAACAGCGGCGGCGCCAACAAGTGTGACCCCTCTGTCGGCCAAGATAGATGGGAGTTTGAACCATACGATAGATTTATTGGTGGCGGAGTCTAAGACTTTGGCTGACATGGCGCAACAACCGGAAGGGAAGAAGTTGAAGCTCCATACGACAGGAGAAATACTGGATCCGATGGCGGCAAGAGACAGGCTGAACCGAAACACTACACAGTTATTGGAAATCAAGAAGCACCTAAATGATCAGAAGAAAGCTGAAGCAGGGCCGGGCAATCCCACGATGGGAGTTAACCTTAATTTGGGCTTAGGTACAATAATCAGCGGAGCTCTGAAAAACATAAAGGAAGCAGAAGCAGTGGAAGTTCTACAAAGTGATTGACCGTGACCCAGAGCACATATAATTTACCTACGTTTTATCCAAAAACTATTAAAAAGACTCTGGCTTAAGTTAGAGTCTTTTTTAACATAATGACATTGACATAAGAACTTAGCCAACTAAACTGGCCAGTAGCAACACAGCTTAGTATTATTAAAACGGCACAGCAAAATGGCATATACAAATCACACGTTGAAGAACGATACCCAAACAACAGGGATATTGACTACAAAAAAGGTAGTGCCGGGCCGTAAAATGCAGATTGGAGTGCAAGATACAACAAGTGACGCGGTTTATGACGTCGTAGCGTACTTATACACAGCCGATAAGAAGGCTACCCGCCTAATGCACGTGATTGATACAGGCATTACAGGCCCATATTTCAAAACATCCTTAGCTGGATTCGTAGAATTAGGAATAAACATCACCACCGCAAGCACAGGTGATGTCGAGTGTGAAATTTTAGAATGTAATACGTAATGTCTAACGCTCCAGCCGCAATTCCCGTCATGGGTGGCGCCGCTTTCGCAGTGGGCGACCCATTCAACGTAGGACCAACAGGCCCAAGGCCTCTGATTCTAGAGGTTAATACCGCTAACGCTGGAACTACCGCAAGTGACGTATTTAGACTAGCTCTTAAATCTGGTGAGTCTTATGATTTCTCATGGTCAACTAATGATGGCACTAGCGGAACTCACAACACAGACTCAAACTTAGACTTAACTTTCCCAAGTGGAGCAGGGGTTTATAAAGTTTATATTTACCCCCAAGACGACTACACAGGATTCGCAGGTTTCTACTACAATCACACGAATGACGACACTAAGATAACAGAGCTGATTCAGTGGGGTGATATAGCATTCGAATGGTTCCAAGATAGTTTCGAAGGGTGCAATAACATGGTAATGTCTGCTACAGATACGTGTAATACTGACGCGGTGACATCTATGAGATATGCCTTCAGTGGTTGCTCTAGCATGGTGTCGCCTCCAACATTCTCAACGGTGTCAGCTTCAAATAATTTCCAGTCGGTATTTTCTGGATGTAACTCCATGAGTACTTGGCCTACATTGGACTTCTCCGATAGTTTGAGTATAGCTGGGGCAAACGTCTTCAGTGGTTGTACATCTTTAACTGGAACAGCCCCTAGCTATGATTTATCTCAATTTACTTCAGTCAATTTATTCTTTAGTGGTTGCACAGGCATAACAGAGACACCTCTTTATGATACCAGTTCTGTGACCATCGGCTCGTCGATGACAGGGTTCTTTAGTGGATGTACTAACTTGGTGACGATTGGAGGGCTAAAGTTAGATGGAATTTCTGGATCTGCTGGAAGCAATATCTTTCTGAACTGCTCAAGTGCAACATCGATTGGCGATTTGGGTGATCTATCTGGGGTTACCTCTGGGTTAGATTTTTACGGGATGTCATCAATGACTACCTTTCCGACTATGGACGTTTCTGGTATAGCTAACTTCTCGAATTTCTTTAGAAACTGTTCATCACTAGTAACCGCCCCAGCTTTGACGACAACATCTGCCACAGACTTCGGCTATATGTTTAATGGTTGTGATCTACTGACTACAGTTCCAGTCTACGACACATCTGGCGTACTATCTATGGATTACACATTCGTAGATTGCGCTATAACGGACATTCCAGCTTGGGATTATTCCGGTGTGACAAATATGACTGCATGTTTTTCAAACTGTGATTCCTTGGTAACTACATCAGCAATAGATGTATCATCAGCAACAACGATAGGATCTATGTATTCGCAATGTTCTTCTCTTACTACGATAGGAGATATAACTACAACGACATCTCTAACTAACGTAAGCAGTTTGTGTAACACATGCGCGTCTTTGACTGCTGGGCCTAACATATCAGTTACGTCTAACGTAACTAGTTGGTCTTACATGTTTTTAAGTTCGTCTATAACTAGTTGTCCAACTTATGATACTAGCGGGGGTGGAAGCATGACGGGTATGTTCCAGTCTATTACAAGTACGACTCTTGACATCCCAGCCTTCGACTTTAGTGCGGTCACTTCATTAGCTGATTTCTGTCGTGCGGTTAATCCTAATGGAGCCAGAAGCACCCCAGCCATAAACGCGCCGTTATGTACTTCAGCTAAGAACTTCGGAACAGACAACTATAATCTAGAAACAATTGGAACTATGACTTTGACAGGGCTTACTACTGCTAGTCATGGGTCGATGTTTTCTAATGCTAGAAATGTCCGAGGCACGGTAAATATAACATTGAGTGCTAACGTAACCTCATTAAATAGAGCCTTTAGGTATTTTGGTGCTAACAGCACTGGCATATCTATGACTCTAAGTGGAACGTCTGGAGTTACTAACTGGGGTGATTGTTTTCAATCTGGAAACTTAACCAGCATAAATCTAGTAGACACTTCTTCTGGAACTAACCTTAGTAACTTCCTAATAGGAAACACAGGACTCGAAGGATTTGCAATGCCTACATTCGATTTGGGCTCTCTGACTAGTGGCACAAATATATTCTCTGGATTCGCTATGACAACCACTTCTTACTCAGATATACTTATAGCTCTAGAAGCTAATAACTCGAACAATAGCTATTCTTTTCATGGTGGTAATGCAGAATACAACGTCGCTGGTGGCGTGGCTAGAGCCGCTTTGGTAGCTGACCACTCTGTTACATTCACTGACGGAGGGCCAGAGTAATGGCTGAGATCCAAGTAGATGAACATGGAGTCTCTGATTGCATTTGCAATGGTGACCACTGGCTTGTAGTTTATCAAGATGCTAAGCTGTGTTTCTTTGGGCGACATGCTGGAGAGACTACGACAAAAGGTATTATTGATTACTACGACACAGAACAAGAAGCACTAAATCGGGTCGCAGAACTAGAATTAAATGACCCAAATGGATTACTAGATTAATGACCGACAACGAATTACTCCTTAAAATGCTCGACAAGCTTGAGTCTATCGAGCAGAAGATAGGTGCACTAGAACTAACTCACGCGAGCCTAGAGCCTGTCATCAAGGAGTACGACAAGCGAATCAACAAAGCTGAGTCGGACATCGAGAATATACGAAGGAATCACTCAGAGCTCAAAGCAGATGTCAAAGACAGACTTCATTCACTTGGCAATCACATCAACACATTGAAGGTCGAGAAGCGAACTGCTTGGTTTATGGTCTGTGTTGTGGCTATTGTAGCTTCTGCTATTTGTTCTTTGGTTGCATGGGCCGTTACGGTATCGCTTAAACTAGGATGATCGCCGAACCAAACGAAGAAGTCATCTTCATTAAGGATGGTGAATAAATGGCGTTCGAGAGAGATTATAAATTCACGTCAATAGCTACTAACACGACAAGCTTCACAGGTGAACTACCAGACTCTTATGAAACTGGTGATTTGCTTATCTGGTTCGTTGCTAAAGATACGACAGGTGGTGGTACTAATGCAACCCCTGCGGGATGGACAGCTCTAGATACATGGAGCGACAACGCAATAAGAGGTGCAGTATTTTACAAAGAGAATGTTACAGGAGGCAGCGAAACAGACCCAGTAACGACTAACGCGGATTCGGATACATGGTCAGGTGTAATTGTTTCAGTTGGTGGCGTTGCTACTTCAAGCACTATCGAGGCTAATGTTCGTATTGATACTGTTCAAACTAACGGATGTGAGAGAAGTTTCACAGGCCCAACGACTCTAACAAATAACGCTTTAGTCCTTCATGCCTTCCTTAACTCTGGATTAAATGGATGTGCAACAGACCAAGGCTTGCAGGTGATTAGTGAAGAGGTTGGTTATGCTGGAGAATCGGTATATGTTTTCAAAGAAACTATCGCTACTGCGGGAGCTTCTGCGGCGGGTAATCAATTACAAAATGCCAATGTCGCAACCACTTATATAGGCGTTTCAATAGCTGATGGTTCGAGCGGTGTAGACGTTGAACCATATCAAACTTCTGGCGGTATGGCTACGCTTTTGAATGGGTTTCAAGGTGCGGAGAATGCGAGCTGGATGCCTTCCGGCTTTCCTTCTGGTCTGGTAACTGATGCTTTTGGAACTTATGGGAACTTAACAACTGTAAACGGCTCTATTGCCGATAGATATCAAGATTCAGGGGATAAAGGCGTGTCATTCTTCTTGTCTGCGGCATCAACCAGAGGCAACAGGAATAACTATAAAGGTCTAAGATTCGAGTGTGATAGAACTGGAGGATTAGCAACCTACGATCTAACAGGCAAACATATAGCAGGACAGATGATGATGGATGTCGCCAAGTTCTCGGTTCAGATAGGTAGGCGAGCTATTCTAGGCTATGGTGTTTTCTTAGAAGATAATGCGGGTAATTGGAAATGTTTCTGTATTAATGGCTCTGACTCGGTCAGACTTTTCATTTCTGCTCTTGATGGTCCTTTCTTAATCGACCCTGCAAGCTCGGATGTGATAGACTCTAATGGAACGCTAGACATAACTAACATTCAATATATGGGTTTTGTAGTAAATGGTCTAAGCGCTAATAATATCACTACCCAGATTTCAAACTTATTCATCTATGAGCCTATCGAGGTAGTGGGCGGGACAGCTACGCAAGTAATCACTTATGATAGATTGGATTCATTTGGTTATGGAAACATGCATAGGTTTAGAAAAGTTCTGGGTGGAGCTTCTGAATTAGTTGGCGCTTGGCATATCGGGGATGGTTCGGTTGATACTTTTCTCTCTATTGATGGCGAGAACATTGGTATTCCAGAAACTAACTCATCTGGTGGGCTTTTAATTGCTGAAGGATTTCAAGGTTTTAAATTTAATGCTACAGCAGGGTCTGACATTTCATTCATAAACACGACAGTATCAAGCCCGACTGAGTGGAAATGGGATCAAGCCAGTGCGTTAGGTACGCAGACATACACAAGCAACATATTCACTAAGATTAAGCCGCTCACAATAGACACAGGTGATTATTCAGACTCGACCTTCACAGATTGCGCAACGGTAGACCAACAAGGCGCAACTCTAGACGGAGTGGTTATAGATAACTCAATTGACTCTATCGGAATGATTCGCGGTACTGGCTCCAACTCTGATATGATTATCAAGAATTGCACAACGGGAATGGAGGTTGATACCGCGGGTTCTATCACTTTTGATAATATTCAATTCTCAGGAAATACCACAGATGTTGATTTCTCGACAACTGGAACGCTCAATATTGACTTAACTAACGGATCAAGCACTCCAACGACTTCAACAACTGGAGGCGGCACGATTAACATTACCCAAAACGTAACAGTATCAGCCGCAAACATAATTGACGATTCTAGAGTTCAGCTCTATAACGTAACGAAGGGCGCAGAACTTGATAACAGCGTTGTTTCTGGTGGGTCTGGCTATTCGTTCACGGCTAACCTAGCTGATGCTTCAGTTGATGATAGTGACACTCTTAGACTTCGTGTTGAATATCAAGTAACGACAACTGCTAAAGAGTCACTTGAAACTACTGGGGTGATTACTGCTAGTGGTTTGTCTTTCCTAAATACCCAAGTTGATGATGATGTTTATAACACTTACGGAATTGATGGCTCAACTATAACTGATTATACAGCGGATTATGTTGACGATGAGGTTGATATATCTGTACCGACTGACTTCTCGGTAAAAGAACTCTATGCTTGGTGGGTCTATAATAAATCTACCTCTCAGGGTATTAGTGATTTCGCTGGTGGTGTTACTGCTGAAACTGGTGGTATCATTCGAGTCAATACGGCAGTTGTAAGTATCTATTTGGATAACTCAACCACAAACTGGATTATCCAAAATGACGATGTGAGATTTTATCGTGATGATAACGCTTACCCTATCAAAGTCCCTACTACTGGAGGCGGGTGTATTGACGTTGAGTGGAGAAGAGACGTTGCATTAGCTCAATCTTCAGAAGTAACGGCAATAAAGGCTACTGTTGACGCAAATTTAGATGTTGCGGTATCGACCAGATCTACCGCTTCCGAAGCTAACATAATTGCTGAGTTAGATCAAACTCAAGCAGGCATAGCCGCGCTTAACAACTTCGATCCAGCAACCGACACAGTAGCAAACGTAACATTAGTTGACACGGTCACAACCAATACGGACATGAGAGGAACTGACGGAGCTAACACAGTTGTGCCAGATAACGCGAACATCGCAGAGGCCAAAGACCAAGCTACGTTGACCAGAAAACACATGACCAACAGGGATAAAATAGATGAAACGACCAACACCCTCATAAGATATGAGGATGACGGGACCACAGTTCTTCTGACATTTGACCTAAAAGATGTTGACGGGAACCCCGGAAGCACTAACATCTACGAGAAAGACCCACAGTGAGTCTCATAACTGTAGGAATGGGCCACAGCGAGGGCCGAATAAATACTAGAGGTCTAGGCAAGCGAAGTTTTATCGTAGTAAAGACAGGGCAGATAGAGAAGATTTGCCTCAGAACCACCACCTTAGCTCAGAACATCATGGAGGTAAGGAGCTTGTTAAGTAAAACACTAGCAGTAAACACTACAGAAGCAAAAGAAATGAAAGTCGCAACGACCAAGGCCATCAGCATGAACACGGAAAGCACCTTGTCATATGATGCAAATGTGAAAACCGTAGCCGAAGTAACACTGGAGATCAGATGAGCATACCTAAACTAATTCAAGGCAACATGTTCAAACTTGAGATTGCTCTCAAAGAGAACGGAACAACTTACTCAGACTTGGCGGCGGCTGACTCAGTCACAGTAAGGATAGAGAGTGTCGATGGAGCTGAATCTCTTCAGGCTACAAATTCAGATTCTACTGTAACGATTGACGACCCAGATGTAGGCACAGTTTCATGGCAACTAACTAGTGTCAACACTGATGCTTTCCCTGTTGGAACGTACAAGGTTTCGGTACAAGTGCTCTACGGCGGCACCAATAAGATTGAGTGGAACGAAGCTAGAACTGTTGAAGTTGTGGACCAGAACATAACGTAGTGATCACAGAACTTTTAGGTCTAGCAGGGTCAGGTATCGCAGGTTCCATATTCGGAATGATCAGTGATGCTATGCAATCTAGAGCTGAGAACAAACGATTAGAAACTAAATTAGAAATACAGAGACGAGCAAATGAGTCAGGACAAGTCCTCAAGCACATCGATGAGGTATCTGATAAGCCTGCTTTTACTTGGGCTTTTGGGATGCTCGTCTTCACCTATTGCATATGCACGATCCTCTGCTTTGCATTCCCAGAAGTCACAATCCACACATTCAATCCCGACGAAGAGCCCAAACGAATATCCATCCTCTGGGGGCTATTCTCATGGGAGAGGCAGATCAATTATGTCTACTCCATCTCCTCTGCTGGAGTGGGCTTCTCGCTACTTCACCCAATAGCATTCCAAATCGGCACAGTAATCACAGGGATTAACGCCAACACAAGAAGATAGTCGACCAAAGACAATGAACGTAGACCAAGACGAAATAGCAGAACTACTGCATCTAACACGCAAGAGCTTACTGAACACAGGCCTAGCTCTGTGCCCAGACATGCTGAAGGTGAAGTCGAGCCCTCTGCACGTAAAGCTCAGTGACACATTAGTTAACAGCGACAAGTCCACAGCCTTCGCATTCCCCCGTGGATTCGGGAAAACTGTGTATGGCTGGGAGCTTATGTCCCAGTGGAATGTTCTGCACAGGCGATACAGATACATCATGTTCATCGCTTCTACTACCCAAATGGCAGAGGACATGTTTGCCAATGTTAGGGCGGCGATCTCAGGGCACCCACTTCTAAATGCAGTCGTAAGCGCAGAAACGAAACCTCACAGTACAGCAAGCAAATTTGTTTACACCGTAGACGGCAAGAAGTACATAATGGCTTGCTACGGTGCAGGACAAAACTTGAGAGGGAAGAGATTTGAAACGGAAAGACCTGACCTCATAATCATGGATGACCTCGAAAGTACAGAGAATGTAAAGTCTCCAGATCAAAGAGATAAGATGAGAGAGTGGTTCTACGCTGACGTCTTACCGTTGGATGTTGCGGCCAGATATTTCTATATAGGGACGATGCTCCATGAAGATTGTCTGCTGGCCAACCTCATACAAGACCCCCTGAAACAAGTACGAAGTAGAGTTCAAGCGAACGGCTCGGTCGAAAAGGTCGAAGAAGAGTGGGCGACATTCAGGTACGGAGTTCTAGATGACACGACAGGTGATCCTACTTGGCCGGAAAAGTACGATGAACACTGGATAAATACAGAGCGTAAGAAGTACATCGCTAATAACATGCTGTACAGATTCAACACTGAGTTTATGAACATCGCAGTCGGTAGAGACGACAGAACATTCGACCCGACAAGGTTAAGGTTCTACCACCCTGCCCAACTGGAAGCGGCAATGAATGGCGGAATGGACATCCTTATGATTGTAGACCCCGGCATTAGCAAGAACACAGACCGAGATCCTACAGTGATTACGGTCACAGGAATGGATTCGAAGGGAGATGTTTGGGTCTTAGACGTAGTAAGAAAGCACATGATCCATCATGAGATCCTAGATGAGATCCGAGATACGTACAGGAGACACTTCCCTAACAGGCTTTTAGTTGAGGGAGTTCAAGGCCAGATGTACCTATTACAGGATCTAGAGAACGGATCGTGGCCCGGAGGTGAAGTTATTTCGGCTGAACCTATTGACCCAAAGCAGATACGACTAGGCAAAGACCCAAGGATACTACAATTAGAGTCATGGTTCCACCAGAGAAAGCTGATAATACCAGCGGCACCTGAGTGGTTTGTTGAGTTCTGTGACGAGCTTGTATCATACCCTAGAGGTAAACACGACGACATGCTTGACGCCCTATCTTATGCAAAACTGAATCACCTGCGCCCCGCCGCAGAGCTCTTAGACATTCAGTCAATTCTAAATCAGCCTAGCTCAACGGTATTCTAATGCAAGAACACAACGAAATCATTCCAGCAGAGGATAGCCTAGACAACTTCCCGAACATCAGTTACACCAAAATGCAGAGCGAACTCAACGTAGAGTTCACAGATTTGGAAGCTGGATACAACGCGGCCAAAGCTAAAAGAGTCAGGCAGTGGGCTGAGTACGGATTTCAGCCATACGGAAATGAGAAGAACGGAGCATCGTCTATCGTCGACTCAACCATATTTAACACAATTGAGTGGATGATCCCAACTCTCATTCAGCCTCTAGTCCAGACAGACAAGATTGCTGAGTTGATACCTGAAGGGGCAGACGTCAAAACCCTCTTGTATTCTGGAGTCTTCGAGCAACTCCTTACGTTCCAACTAAAGAAAAAGCAGAACCTATACCAAATCCTGTATGATGACATCAAGACTTTCTTAGTAGGGGGCTCATCATTTCTAAAGCTGACATGGTGTGAGAAAGATAAAACTATGGGAGAAGCCGCAGGCAGACCCAAGTGGACTCACATTAACCCAGAGCAAATGAGATACAACTGGACAGCCAAAACCTTCGAAGAATCTCACGTAGTTTGCGAAGAGGAAGATTGGAGCAGGACAGATATTGAGAAGAAGATGCGGGGTCAGAAAGGCATAATCCCAAAAGCGCTAGACAAAGTTCTAATGTCCAGAGGGAGAAGCATCCAGAAGGACAGACTTCGAGATGAGAAAACGGACGACAAGAATTACGTCGGAGAGATGACTAGCGCCAGACCGAAAGCTCTAGACTTATTCCTACGCAGAGAGCACTGGACTTTATATGACGTAGACGGGTCGGGTAAAGCGTCACCAGTATTGGCAGTCTTTTTAGATGATGTCATGGTTCAAGTCATAAAAAATCCATACGATTTCCAAACTCCGCCTTACGCTATGTCAGAGTGTATCCGCGATCCATTAGGCAATCCAGCAGAAGGGTGGTCATCTAGTTTATCTGACATCCAGAAGTTCAGAACGGGCTTACTTAGAATGCTAAGTGACAACCTGAACGCCCAGCAAAATGGTATTTACGAAGTAGATAGAACTCAAGTAGACGAAATCGGAATGCAGTTAATCCGTCACGCCCCTCAAGGTTCGAGAGTGCCAATTCCAGTTAGAAGGCCGGGCTCTATTAACCCAATAACTCCAGCTCCAATTGCACAACACGCATTCACAGCATGGGAAATGCTTGCAGTTGAAGGTGAGAACCGTAGCGGAAACACTAGATACAGCCAAGGCTTAGACTCTAGCTCTCTTAACCAAACAGCTACAGGAATCGTTACAATAACCCAGAGATCAGAAATGAGACTATGGGAAATCTCCAAGAGATACGTCGAGACGTGTTTCAAGAAAATGATTCGAATGACTATGGCTCTTAACCAACAGAAACTAGAACCTATGGACCTGAAGCTCATGTTCAACGTTGACATCCACGACGAGAACCTGAAACAGATAGCCAAAGAAGAAGGCGCTAGATCCGACTTCAAAGCTCACGAATGGGTCCACCTAAATAAGAAAGACATAGGTGGATTTTATACCGTAGATATTGACGTTATGGTTGGTTCTGATCGTCAAGATAAGATTAACAATTTACTCAACTACATGCAATACGTAGCCCCATATGTCGGCCAAGCAGTCCCAGAGGGAGTCATAACATACGTAGCAGTTGAGCTCGCAGATCTAATGGGACTGCAAGAAATCAAAGGTTTAATGAAGGATAGCTATGTTGGAACAAGAGGGGTCAACGTCCCAAGAGAATTATATGAAGGATCTGGAGCGCCAACAACAGGCGGACCTCCTCCGTCAACTGGAGCAAATGCAGAACTTGGGCAAATCTCTGCTCAAGCTAATGGAATCCCCGGAATATAAAGAGGTCTTCGATGGATCATTGCTCGGAACTGAACTGGAAAGTGCTAAAGAGGATTTCGTCAAGTCTGCTGAAGACGGCGATAAAGATGCTGAAGTACGCAACAGGTCTAAACTCTTGTTCCGAAAAGAGTTCAAATTGTGGATCAACGAAAAAATAGAGGCGGCCAAATCGGCTACCGTTTACATTAATACGCACGAGGAGTCATTAAATGTCGACCAATGAAGATAAGTTTGTAGTAGAAGAGGGGATGCCACAGAGTGTCATCGACAAAGTCAACGCTATGAGCGAGGAAATTAAGACCTCAGATAGCAACATTGAGTTTGTAGAAAACACAGAGAGCATCAAAGAAGTTCCTGACGTCGAGGTGAACCTAGATGCGCCTGAACCAGAAGCAGTTGAGACACCACCTGAGACAACAGAAGATACTCCTAACGAAGAAGCCCCACCTGAAAACTTTGATATTGACCAAGATAAGTTTGAGGCATTCGCCAAGGAACAAGGTTTTGAAAGCGATGCCTTTGCCGAGAAATTATTCAAAGATAGAAAGTTTAAGGTTAAGGTTGGAGGCAAAGAAAAAGAGTTTGACTATCACCAAATTAAATCTACTCTATCTAGAGAAGAGTCATCTCAACAGCGTTATGACAAGCTAAGATCCTCTGAAGAATATAAACTGGGACTCTTAGCGAAAGCCGCCCAAGACGGAGACGTCAAAGCCCAAAAGAAACTTAGAGACTTCGTAGTTAAATCTTCAGGCGCAGAAGACGCAGACGACATGAACGACAAGCTGGAGGACGTCGAAGGTGAATACGAAGAAAAGGATACCTTAGAAGAAGAACGCAAAGCTGAAGAATTTGAAGAGTTCTTTGGTGAGGTCAAAGAAGATGTTGACTATGAAACTCATTTGGATACAATAAACAACGAGCTCAAAAGTTTTATGCCACAGTCAATATTTGATCGGTATTGGAATGAAGCTAAAGACCGACGAGCCATGTACGACTTAGCCGCGTCAGGCAGACTTGAAGAGTTAACTTCTGCGTTCCAAGAAGAACTCGACACACTGCCTCTCGAAAAACGGATGGAGTTGGAAGGAGATTCAGAATTGTACGGTAGGGCCTTCGTTTCCGTAATTAAGAAACAGAACGCTAAACTATACGCACAAGGTACGGAAAATCCACCAGAGGAAGACGGACTGAATGTAGTTTCGAATGGAACTCGAACAACAAAAGGCCCTGAAGTCTCAGCCAAACCTAACTTTGCTACAATGACAACGCAAGAGCGTCAAGTGTGGAAAAGAGAGAATGGCATTCAAACCATCTACTAAAACCAACAATAAAATAATATCATGGCTTTAAATACATCACAAGGAACACTTGGCGACGCGGCCCCATCGGCTGGCGAGTTCCCAAATAACCACGCATTCTACGTTTCAGAGTTCATCGACATCGCAAATCCTATTTTGCTTTATGATAACTTTGGTACACCAAAACCTATCCCACCTAACAGCTCGAATGAGATCGTTTTCAATAAGGTTCTCAAGCTTGCCACATTGGAAGGTTCACCATTAACTGAGGGTACAATCCCTACAGAACAGACGTTCCAAATGGTACGTATCAACCAGACAATCAATCAGTTCGGTGGCTACGCTCGCTTAACAGACAGATTGCATGAAGAATCTATTAACAACATCACAACTGAGTTTACTCAGCGAATGGGCGAGCAAGGTGGCGAGTCTATGAATAAAGTCGTACGTGACGACCTCTTAGGTGGCTCTAACGTAAGACGTTATTTGAACGCGGCTACTATCGACGCTATCACAACTGACGGCATGTCTGCAACTGACTTTGATTTCATGTATCAAGCTTTCAAACTTGAAAAAGTTAAGCCTGTTCGCATGTTAACTAACGGTTCGGCTAACATCGGAACGAATCCAACCCGTGAATCTTACATTGTTGTTTGTGCAGTTGAGGCTATTCCTTACATTGAAGCTTTAGATGATGGACTTGGCAAGACTTTCCAAAGTGTTGAATCTTACGCTGGTCAACAGGCTATCTGGCCTAACGAGCACGGTAAGTTTAAGAACTTTACTTTCATCTTGGACACAGAGTCTTACATCGTATCTAATGCGGCGGCAACTCCTCAAGATATCAATCAAGCTTTAGTATTCGGTCAAGGTGCGTATCACTACACCACTATCGGATCTAGCGATGTTGAGTTAATCATCAAGCCTCGTGGCTCTGCTGGTACAGCTGACCCACTAAACCAGTTATCAAGTATTGGTTGGAAAGCCAAGAAAGGTGCTGTGATTGTGCAAGACACATACATGTTCCGTTATGAATTTTCTATCGGTGACACGTAAGACTTAACTGTCTTGGTCGACAGAGGGGGTCACTTCGGTGGCCCCTTGTCTACCTAGACATTTTTAATCCCAACAGAGGAAAACCATGCCAGATTCGGCCAATTCAGACGCTCTAGACGAACTAGAGGCAAAGCCAAAAAATACTTCAGGTAGCAGACGAAAGCCTGTAGCTAAGAAGGAAGTCAAACTTGATGCCCAAACGCAGAAAGAACTTGATCGTAAGGTCGAGGATGCAGTAGATTCAGTCTTAGAAAAGAAAGCTACATCAAATGAGGCAGAAGCAGATTACCGAAAGAACGGCGGAAGACGCTGGAGATGTAAGGTAAACTCTACTCGCGCAGGAGTTCAGCACTTCGAAATGATGATTGCTGACCCTAGAAATCCTAAGCGACCAGTAGTGGTACGTGGAAGATGCGGAGTTATCATTGAGAAAGGTTTAACAAAACATGTGATTGACTGCTTGAAGGGTTGTTACAGAACGGAAACTAACTTTGATGAGTTCATCCCAAACGACAGTCGAATGGGAACTCAGCACGCTAAGATTAGAATACCGAATTACTCGGTAGAAGTTTTCGAAGAAATAGAGAACCCAGACCCAGTAGGAAAAGTTAAGTAAAATGCTAAGAACGGAACTCAGAAGTATCGTCAGGTCAATACTTGAGGATCCATCTGGGTTCCGTTTCACAGATACCATCATTGACAGGTACACAACTGAGGCTTTGCGCCGAGTTGAAAGATCTGTCGGGCTGACCCAAAGACGCTTGACTCTCTCATTAGTAGAAAGCCAGCAAGAATATCTACTACCTGTAGCAGGTGTGCTACGGGTTTTATCTGTTGACATCATACCAGAAGACGGATCACCCAACTCTAGTAGAAAGGTAATCCAACAAGTCGATTTCAATGACATCCCAGTGGATGTCGTAAACGAGACTGACCCATACATCTACGCAATTGATATAGCATCGGGCACCAATTCAGACCAAATGGCTTTGATAATGTACCCACCCCCGGCTAGATCTACAGCAGATTCTATCGTTGTAACTTACGACGGAGACTTTGTAACTGAGTCACAGATTCCATTCCCTCCGACCTTCGATATGATCATCGCTAGGCTAACATCGGCAGGTTGTCTTAGCGAGTCTGAAGACGAAACATCAATTCGCAAGGGTGAATACTTGCGTGAGTTAGCGGAGGGTGACCTTCGAGACATGACGTGGATGAGTTCAATGAGTAAGATAAATACAGAGAGATTCTTTCCTTGATAAGTAGGCTAGTCGAACTCCTAGAGACTATCGACCAACGCCTTGAAAACATAGAAACAGTTCTGCCTGACCTTGTTGATCGGGTGAACACTATGTCAGAAGTCATAGCGAGTCCAGACGGATACGTTACATTTTCTGGAGTCGTCAAGACACCAGTAGAAGAACTCAAAAAGGCTATGGTCAACAGTTCAGTTATGCAGTTGAGCGAAGTGGTACTGGAGGCTAAGTTCTCTCAAGCAGTTTACTTGGGCGCTAGGCTAGATAACAACCCAGACCTAATTGAAACTTTATCTGAGGCCGCCATAGACCAGATGAGGAACACAGTTGAGTTAGCCAACCGACTCGAACATCTTACAGATAAGTGCCAATCAGAACTCTTAGATGTAGGGGTAGCTAAAGCTGAAGCTGAGAAAAATCTAGACATTAACATCGGTCGACTCTTCCAAGATAGAGTGAACGAGGTCAATAAAGAGCTTGATAAAAAAGTAGTAGAGACTGAAAGAAACAACGAAAAACTTGAAAGAGCGTTGGAGAGGCTAGAATCACAGTGCAAGAAGGCAGAGGCGCTGAACGCTCGATTGAGCAATGAAGTCACCGTAAAATCAACCCCTTCAAAGTTTGTAAGTCGGAGAAAAAGTTGAGTGATAACGGTTACCCTTTAAAGGGGCTTCAAGCAGATAACCCCGGACTGATAGCCTCAGAGGCTTATCGCCAAGATCCGACTACCGGCACAGTACCAGATCCAATCCATGACGAATCTACCATTGGCGTATTCGCTTGGTGTATGCAACAGGTCAAAGCTCTGTTCGACTCACAGACAGCGGCGGCGGCAACAGCCCCAACTGTAGACCAGAAAGCCGCGCTTGACGCCGCAAATACTCCTAGTGCATCTAACGCTTTTGCCACAACTCAAGACTTGGCCGCATACAGCTCACCTACGTCTACGGTTTACACTTTCCAGACAGACACAGGCGCACCTGCTTCAGGTGAAATCAAGATGGATAACGCAGATCCAGCTTTAGCTACGACTCTAAATTTACACAACCTTAATCGTGAAGGCAATAACGTCAGTAACGTAACTTTGCTCATGGGCGCTGGAGACGCAATCATAATCCAAGACAACATAGAGGGCGACAAGTCCTACAACTTTAACATAACAGGTGCAGGTGTTCAGACAGGTGGAACCGGAGCTTCAGGATACATAGGTTTTCCTGTGACACTTTTCTCTCAAGGCGCCACAGATCTAGAAGACGACGACATCGTAGTTTCAGCCATGTACCAAGACGGAGCAGGTACCATTTCGAATGCGGTAATCGACGCTTCAAACAACATAGATGGCGCGGCACTAGACGCAGGCACAGTTGTAAGATCGGCTTTAGAAGCTGACATAATTGACGGAACTAAGATTGAAGACCTCGCAGTTGACACAGAACATTTAGCGGCTGATGCAGTCGACGGAACTAAGATCGCTGACAACGCAGTTGACACAGAGCATATAGCCTCCGGTGCCGTCGATACGGCAGAACTAGCGGCGGATGCAGTCGATGGCACTAAGCTCGCAGACAATGCAGTCGACACGGAACATATAGCCTCAGGCGCAGTCGATACGGCAGAACTAGCGGCTGATGCAGTCGACGGAACTAAGATCGCTGATAACGCTATAGGCAACGAACACATAGAAAATGATGCAGTTGATACTGCACAGATAGCTGATGGCGCAGTTGGAGACTCACAGATCTCAGATATTGACGGATCTAAAATAGATGCAGGTACGATACCAGCTAGTGCGTTAGAGTCCGGTGCGGCAGGTGGAAGTTTTACGACTCTATACTGCTCAGTTTCAGGCAGTGGCGATGGGTTAGGTGGGGACACTTCGAACCGCATTAGTGCGGCAGATATGCCTGAAGTCATAAGAGGTGGGCAGAACTTTAATTTATACATGGCGGCTGGAACGTACAATTCGACAGACACAGAAGGCCCTTTCATGAAAAACTCAGCAGACTTTGGGTCTCTGCAAGGGAAGAACTTCAACATACTGATCGAAGGAGATGTGACTGTCGGATCTCTAGAGTCAGTAAACACCAAGTTTAGCATAAAGAGTACAGGGGGCACGAAGTATGACTGGACTGTAACCGACACTTTCAATATGTATAACGGATCTCTGATAACTGCTGTTGACGGCTTCGAGGCAGAAGGTGAAACGGACACTAATGATAACGTGCAAGAGGTGACTTTTGACGCCAGTGCCGCATTCTATGGTTGCGAAGTTTATGTAACTGATCTGTATTGCGGGACTAGCATTTACTCGTACAACTCGAATGTGCGATGTAATCAAGTGGACGCGGAAGTTGTTTGGGCTACTAACGGAGGGTACTTTTATGTAGTCAACACCGCGACCACTACTGACGGATCTAATACCGGACTGTACCACATAGGATTCGACGCGGGTTCTCGTGTAGGAAACCTATCCACGGACCGTATCCTCATACGATATAACGGATTCCTAACCGGATCAAACATAGATGTTGACTATGACTATGGGTCCACTGAGGTCATCATAGGGAGTTTCTTGCACGCCTCGGTTGGGTACGGAGGCCTAGACGGAACCCCTTCTAGTGACGCGACTAGCACAGTAATATAATGCCCAACCAGCAATTCACTAAACTAAACCTTGGGATGCTTAACACAGCCCAAGATGCTACGAACATTAAAGAGTTTGAAGGTAGTGTAGTCGAAGGTCTAGAGTTAGACCAAATAGCTTTACAGACTTTGACTGGGTCGGATTACACCAACTTAGTTCAAGGTACGGCAGGTTTACCTGACACCACTTTGGCGTCATTGGGCAGTACGAACTTCAGGATCAACAGTGGATCTGGATTCGTAGAATACGAAACAGCAGGTGGGTGGCTTTCATTCCCAACTGTATTTGGCTCAGACTCAGCGGCTTTAGTGTCTATTGGCCTGTCCGAAGATGACGTAGTATCTACTACAATCAGAGATGATATGGACTCTAAGCTTCTGACTGCCAGTTCTGACGGGAACGTTGACTACACACTAAACATCCCAGATGACAAGCTGACGTTTACGACAACGGCAGTATCAAATACAGGGACTACTAACACTATGTCGACTACAGATGACATGAGTGTCAAGATGAGTGCGGCGGCGTATGATGGGTCTACTCCTTGGACTCTACGAGCTCAGGATGTGATCGACATAACAGTAGTTGAGGATTCAGGGGCACTGGACACAACAGTTAAGATAGAGTACGTAACTCTAGACAACTTAACCCCAACAGAGATCAACGTAAACAAGAACGAATTGGTTGAGATTGTGTCCGGAGTAGAAGTCCTCTTCGTAAATGGTACGTACACAGCGGCAGAGACAGGGCAGATAACAATAACATTCGACGCCATAGTTGAAGTGAACTTCAGGTCTGACAGTGTGGGCAACGTAAGCATGGAGCTAATAAAAGGTATTCCAACTTACGTTACATCTGGCATATCTGTAACATTTGACGACGTAGCCTACGACCTTGGTGAATTCGGGTCGGTTGCTCTGAACGTAGATGATTTACCTGATGGAGACTACGGGTATAAAGTATCTCAATTGGCTGAAGCAGGGGGTATATATGAATCCACAGGAGGAGACTTACCTAGGTTAGCGCCAAGTGACACAGACAAAATTATAATCAAGAACTTTGATGACTTAGGCGAAAGGATCTCAGCTAGAGTTCCTGAGATTGATGTTCCTGTTACATCAGATCTAACATCTGAAGTCTTTAGGCTAGACGAAGGCGAGAATGATTTCATTAGAGTAGACTTGAGTAAAGCCACAAACATAGGTGGAGCAGTTTACCTAGACACAGTTAGGATCGTAGAGCTAGACAGTATTATACTACTGGACCAGAATGATGAAAATGAAACTGAGTTCAATGCGGCACTGAAGAATACATCAGAAAAATACGACCAGATATTCACTAAAGACAACAGATTATTCAGAGTCCCTTTCGACCGAAAAGACTTGTTAGTCTACAGTAGAGCAGGTGAATGGTGGGGATGGCAGAGAGAAAACTCTTTCGCTTTTGACTCAGACATAGCCAGAGTGATTTCAGTTCGAGATCCATCTACTGTAGGCGGAACATTAACTTCTGTGGTCTTCACCGAGAATAGCATTTACCACATGACAGGAGGAGGATTCGAAGGCGATCCGTACACAGTCACAAAACAGATTGACGACATTCAGGTGGAAGCTAACTCTATAGTGAACGCCAATGGAACCCTTATGTTTACTACTAAGTCTAGTGACGGGGTTTACAACAGGGGTGACTACGGGCAGAAGGTTTACGAGTATGACTTACAGACTTTAGTAGAAGTGTCCGCTAAGATTCAAGTGAACTCAGTTCTTAACAGTACTAACTCAGTCGAGTATGCAGAATTGCTAGGCGGAGATAAGTATGTCATGAAGAAAAACTCATTAGACGACTTGCTAGTTTACCACAGAGACGCTGAAGGGTGGTGTGTAACTAACGCCGCATCTGAGACAGCAGGCACATGGGAGTGGAAGTCTAAGAAATTCACGCCTTCTATCATGGAGAGATTCAAGTTAGGCAATGCGCGTAAGTTCAAGATGGACTTCGACGGCACTATAACTCTGACATTTGATGTTTGGTATAAGAACTCAGACGACGTCAACACGTTTTCTATTGACTTCGATTCAGTAGACAGAGTAGAAATTTTAAATTACTTACCTCATATCAAAGGTTCGATCTGGCAATTTACACTTTCAGGCGAGAATGCTAACCTGTACAACATGTGGATGGTTAGATGAGTATCGTTTTTAGACCTTATGAAGATCTGGATTACTCCGATGTTTGTCGCTGGTGGAAACAATACCCCGGCTGGGAGCAGGGTGTTCCCGAAAGGTTCTTGTCTGATAACGGATTCGTAGCTGAACTGTACGGAGAACCAGTTGGAGCCGTGTGGGTCTACCTATCTTCTAACTCAAGTATCGCTTGGTCTGAATGGCTAGTTTGTGATCCGTCTCTGGACGCAAGACAAAAAGTGGTAGCTACCAGTGGACTCATAGACTCCGCTACAGAATACAGCCTAGAACAAGGGTGTGAATTTATTTTTACGTCGACCAAACATACAGGACTCATTCGTACTTTTCAGAAAAAGGGTTACTCCAAGACTGACGAGGGTATGACGAATCTGGTTTACATAAACAATCCTCAAGGGGTTTAACATGGGCGTTGCCACATCTACACTAATCATCGCTGGGGTTACTGCCGCTGTTTCTGCCGGAGGTGCGGCTTTATCTGCCAGACAAGGTAGGAAGTCTGCTAGGAATATAGCGCGTAAAGGTAGAGAGCAGAGGACTGCTCTAGAGAACCAACGTCGAAGGATCACTACAGCCGCAGATGCTAAAGCGAAAGAGGGTGATGCTCAAGCGTCCAAGATTGCCAAAGCTAAGACTCAAGATGTCCAAGGCTCTCTACTGAAGCAAAAAGGCATAGACCAAAGAGCCCCAGTAGCTTCAGGTTTCTCAGGAGTAACCCAAAGCGTTTTACAAGAATCATCTAAGAAGTTTAGCTAATGAGTGGATTTGAAAGTGTAACAGAGGCACTGACCTCTAAGAGGAAAGTCGGAGACGGAGTTTCAGACTTCAGCTCACGTAGTCTAGGAAGGTCGTCATCTCCTTTAGTTACCAACTTGGGTCAGAACTCGAAGAGCATTGAAGGGGGCATCTCAGCTCTGACTGAGCAAAGTGCTCCTTCAGGAAATCCAGATAACCCTATAGTTCAAGGTGGAAGTCCTGACACCCCGAAGCGAAATGGAAAAGGTTTAACTCCGGGACAACAGGCCGCAGTCAGCATCGCAGGCACAGTTCTAGAAACCGCAGGATCCATATATGACACTAAGCAAAGAGAGCAGGACCAACTTAACGACATGCAAGACAGATTCGACTTAGAGTTTGGGTCTAGGGAGTTCGACGCTCAAAGGAGCAAGATGATACAAGAACAGAATCAGATCAATGACATCTTTGCTATCTTGGAAAACATTGACCAACAGTCTAGAGGTGCATCATCTCAGACGTTAAGTAATCAGAAACAAATCTTTATTAGGAATCCTACGTAATGGGTATAGGTGCAGGCGTTAGAGAACTAGGGAGACAACTAGACCCCAATCGAATCAACTTGATGATTCAGAACCAAGCGGCGGAAGCTAAGAAAGACCGCGAGTTCGAAGGGTACTATAAGGACTATACAGAACTTGAGCGTAGAGCTTCAGGTAATGATGAGAATTTTAAGAAGCTATACACTGCTTTTAAGAAACAGAACCCGATGTTCAACCCTCAGAACCTACCCGAATACAAAGTTGGACGTAACAAGTTTAGGGCTATAGATAACAACAACGTCAACATCCAGAAACTCGAAGGGTTAGGAGAAATAGGGCCTAAGTATGCGTCTTACCTGAACGGGCTCAACTTAGAGAACCCTGCCGCCGCTCAGGCTGAAGTACTGACGTACATGAAAGGTATCGAGGCTAGGCGTAAAGGCAAAGACGACACTCAGCAGTTACTAGACGCGACCGGAGGTAACACTGAACAAACTCAAAACCTCATGGAAAACGCAGGGCCTTTAGGGGTAGGGTTAGCTAGGGCTCAAGCTGTGAAGGAAACTGCGGCCAACCTGAGTGAAGAGGAACAATTCAAAGACCTACAGTCGACGATATCAAGAATTAAAGACCCTAAGGCTAAAGCATTCCTAGAGTCTATGGCCGCTGAAGGAGGCCCCGATCAAGTCGCGGCACTACAGTCTATGTACTCTAATAAAGCTATGACTGACCAGTCGATATTCGATGCCGAAACAGCGTCGAACAAAAACTTTGTAGAGTCTATGAGTTCCCTGAAGACAGCTATGGAAACTGAAGGGTTCACAACTGAGGAGATGGCAGGGATAAACGCTCAGTTAGCTGAAGGCACTCCAGCAGGAGGATTGAGAGCTGAACAGATGTTCAACGCCGTAGCAAGAACTAAGACTGCGGAACAGCAGAGAGTTCTCAAAGAAAAGAAAGCTAACTTTGACTTGGCTAAGGAAGTGCAGTCGAGTTATAAAGCTATGCTAGAAACTGATGGGATGGCCCCCTATGTGACGAAGTTTATCGGTAAGTTGATTGAAGATGGAAACTTCAAGAAAGCTAGTCCGGTCATAAATAGTGCGATAGCGGTGTTTGGAAGCACTCAACAGCAAGCGTTCAGCCAATCAGAAATGGGGAGGCATAAGGCTGTCATATCCGCGATGAAATCTAAGGCTCTCAACGACACAGTTAGGGCTATGGCAAATGCGGGAACAGAGAGGGAGAGGTCGAGGATCAGACAAGCTAGTGGGTTTAGTCCATCCGAGCTCAGGCAGGAACTCAGTCTGTATGAAGAGTACGCCAACAACATAAAGTTAGCAGGCGGAAGTAGTAAGTCGGCAGGGGCAGATAGCGCGGCCAGTGTTAGTGCTTCAGCTGTAGCTCTATGGGTGAGAGACGCTATAGACCAAGGAGTGTTTAGCGACAGCAAAACCAAAGACCAGCAGACAAAGGAACTATTTGGGATAGCTAGAAAAGCCCTCGACTTACCAGAGGATGGTAAACTGAGCGATGCAGACAAAAAGCTCATGACTGTGTTCGTGGATAACGCGAGGAGAGCTCAAGCGGCGCAATCTGAGGCTGACTCAACTGAGAGATCTAGAACCAACTTCCACCTGTCAGAGATATTGACAGACTTCAAAGGCTCTAACCAAGTCCTTAAACATGACGTGTTCAGTGCTAAGAACGGAGGCGTTATGGCTTTCACTGACCCATACTCTCGTAAGGGTAGTATCTTAGATAAGACAGGAGTCCAAAATGTAACTATACGTGAAGGGGCCAACGAAGACGAAATCTTAGTTGGAAGTGACGGGTTCTTTGTAGATAGAGACGGCATCACTTATGGAGTCGACGGAGATGACAACCTAGTGAAAGTACCTGAGAGGTCTAGAATCGAGCACAATGCTAAAGTGCCTTCAGGTTCAACTCACGCTAAGGAACTAGAGATCGTAAACTCAGGGTTCAAGAACTTAGTTCAATACGCGACTCACGCTACGACCAGTGGGACACTTCAGCCTCAGATGGCACAGAACATGCGAGAGGTGCATCGCGAAATACTTATAGCTAACAAAGAAATAAAAGCGGCAGTAGAAGATCTCAGACTCAGGTCAGGGGTAGAAGAAAGTCCTGCACCAGAAACAGGGACAGGTGAGTTCTCTTTAAGGTCGTCAGACTTTGGAAGTCGCATTCCGGAAAACCAATTCATCCCAGAGATTACAGGCCTGCTAGGTGCACACAAGACTAAGCTACAAAACCTTATGGCTAAAGTCGCAAGGACTATGGTATTCCCTGACAAGCCTGAGATTGAAGCTCCCATAGCAAGAGAGTCAGCTAGATAATTGGACATCCTAAACCCTAGAGAACCTCAAAGTCTTAACCCAGTCATAGGTGCAGACGGTAGAGTTGCCACAGCTATTCCTTTTCAGGCTGACCACTTCGACGCAGAGTTCCAACAGCACTTATCTCCTCAAAGATTTGAAACGTTTACGCCTTCTACTTTAGGAGATGTGTCGCAACTCCAAGAGGGAGACGCGGGGTCTGTATTCGGCCAAGCATTCGGCGAAGGTATCGCAGGTGCCGGATGGTACGACAACTTGAGTCCAGAGGAAAGGGAGCGTATGACTATATCAGCCGCGAACTACTCTGACAGTCACGGAGTCTTTGCCTTTGGCGCTAGTTTAGCAGGTGGTCTTATATCAGATGCGCCCATAGATTTAGCCCTGAGTCTTACCGGAGTCGGAGTTCTGAAAGCTCTTAACCACGTAGTTAAGGCAGGTAAAGGCGCCAAGTATATAGCGCCAGTAGTCAAAGCTCGTGATGCACTTCAGAAGATAGAGAATGCCTACACAGGTGTAGGTGGGACTGTAGGTTCTAGATTTGCCACAAGACAGATGACAGAATTTGCTACTGGTATGACAGCCGCCGCTATCAGCGACGAGTTGCAGAGAAGCGCAGGTGACAAACTCATAACGGCTGACGAAACTCTAGAGCGTATGCTCATGGAAGGCGCGGCGGGAATGGTATTTGGAGAAGCCCTTCGAACTGTAGGTAAGAGTGCGTCGTTTCTGAAACGTAAGATAAACGAAGATTTACCAGACGGACAGAAGATAGAGAACGACGAGTTGGTGGAGAGACTCTTAGATAAAGAAGAGGGCAAGTCAGGCGACGAGGTCATCGCTGAAGCGGAGGACGCCATAAGGAAAATGGACGAAGGTGGCATTCTATCTACGAGTAGCATTTTAAACGAATCCAATATAGAATCTGAAGTTCCAGTAAAAGCTGGGGATGGTAAGAGGTTGTTTAACGTAGACAAAGACGGAGCTGTTAATGTCGACCCGTCATTTAGAGGGACTGTTAAAGACGTAGTAGAAGAACTCTCTGACGGAGGGAACTCTGTAGGTAAAAAAGGATCTTCCAAAATTATTACTCAGTTATTCGAAAGGCTGAAAGAAGTCTCAGGAAAGATCGAAGGTCGTACTATATTTGATGACCTTCTAGATTTACCTGTCACGTTCATGACTAAAGCAGAGATGAGAAAGAAACGTAACGTAGGGGGGTTCTTTCATCATGAGCACGAAATGTCAGGGTCTAGAGTAGTTCGCCAGCTTAAAGTTGACGGACAAAAAGGGTCTAAACTTAAAGTCAGGGAGGGAGCAGGACCAGACAGGATGGCTCACGTAATAGCGCATGAACTAACTCACGCGGCTACAGTGTTAGAGCTAAACGCTAGAGTGGGGGATCTCAAAGCTACTCTACCTCCTCACGTAGCGGATAGTTTTGACTATGGAATATCCGATCCTGCTGTAGCTAAGAAAGTTTTTGATGACAGCGGCATGGATAAGTCTGACCCATTGTACATTCTCAACGAAGTGTTTCTAAAAACCAAAAACGAAAAGTTTGTGAAAGAGTTAGGGTTTGAAGACGATCAGTATGGATTTCTTAACATTAAAGAGTTCGTAGCCGAAGCTTTCTCTAATGAGAGATTTCAGAGGATGTTAGAAAATGTTAAGTTTGACGAAGGCTCAAGTCTACCTACTACCCTATGGGATAAAATAGTTGATGCTCTATCTAAAGTGTTTGGGATTAAAGATAAGACAGCTTTGTCTGAGACGATTAAAGCTACAGACGCTATCGCAACTGAAGGAATTCAGAGAGGTGTCGTAGATCCTAATGCCAGAAAGAACAAAAGAAAAGCTCCAGAGAAGGCAAAGAAGGCAAAGAAACCAAAGAAACCTGAGCCACCGGCAGACAAGAAGACTCCTGCTCAACAAGCGGCATTCGACAGAGCTGAAGCTGAGGCTGAAGTCATCAATGGTTTAGCTACTGACAAAGAGAGCGGACTAGCTTCTGGCCTTGGAGCCATTGGTAACAGTAAGTTCTTAAAGTTCATGCGTGGTAGTATCAACTCGTTGCTGACAACTGACAACATATCAGTGTTCAACCTGTTCGATATGATGGGTGGCGCAGGTAAGCACATGAAACAGAAGATGGTCGACGCGGCAGAATTGACAGCTAAGATTAATAACCTAATGCAACCTCACGTCGCTAGAGCTGAAGAGTTAGTTAAGACTCACCGTAAAATGTTGAGAGCTAAGACTGAAGTTGAACTCGAAGTGGCTGACACATTCTTACCAAAGGGTAGTGGCAAAGACGCCTCTGGTCAGACAGGTATTAGTGGCAATCAAACTAAGATAACCATGACAGGAAACCAGAGAACGGAACTGTACATGAAGATGATGGATGGCTTGCGTAAGAATGGAGCAGATGACGACAAAGGGTTCAAGCATTCGTCTAGCAAAGATTTATACAAGGAAGATGGGGGTGTAGAGATCGACGGAAAGACGTATGTGTTTACGAAAGATCAAGTCAAAGCAATTCAAAAAGACCCTAGCATCCTAGTAGGTAAAGCTGAGTTAGAGTTAGCGGACGCCATCTGGAGTGGGTACAGATCTATCGTTCCTTTGGCTAATGAGATTGGGGTTAAAATTACAGGCACAAAGATAGCGGCAGAAGATAACTGGTACTACAGTCCTAAGCATCTCATCCAAAGTGCGGAAGAAGTAGAGGTGTTCGACATCCTGTTGGCTAAGATGACGAAGAAAGATCCCTTGGCTGTGGCTAGAAACTTAAACGAAAGAGTTCAGACAGGTGGGTTGACCCACAGTCTAACTGATTCATTGGGTAGTTTGAAAGCGTACAGATTCACAATGTCTAATACTCTTGGTCACGCTGACTTAAACATCCAGTTCGAAAAGCTAATGAAGAATCATGGCAAGACGATAAAGGAAGTGTACGGCGAATCTTGGGAAGATACTCTGAGTAAGAACAAGGCTGTCTTTAGGGGTGACACAAAGGAACTTGGGTCTATGGCTATGGTTCAATTGGGTCAGCTATTATCTCTTCGAGCTCAGGCAATCTTAGGTTACAATCCTAGCGTAGCACTGAAGCAGTTGGGTTCAGTCTGGTCTGCCGTTGCCACGGGTAAGATAAATTCTACGACGGGCATTCAGTTGACTAAAGAAGCCATGACGATGATGGGCAATAAGACTAAGAGATTAGCAACTGTTGATGAGATGGTAGCTCACTCTGAGTTCTATAAGCAGAGAAACGATTCAGGTAATATCAATATTGAATTGAATGACTTAGCTGAAAGCTTAACAGGTGACACGAACCTGACTGATATCCCTAAAGACGTTCTTCGCAAGTCTAAGATAGGGGAAACATTACTCAACAAGGCAGGTGAAGTTGACCAGTTTAGACTCAAGCACTTGGGCGACTCGATGAGTTGGATCCGAAAGCTAGATGAGGCGGCAATGGCTTCTATCTGGAACGCAGTTAAGAAAGAGAAGTTCGGAGCTGACGGCCCAAAGACTAAAGAAGATTGGGACTTAGTTAATTCTACCTTCACTGACATCGCTATGGAATCTCAGCCTACTTACAACATGGGGTCGAGGACATTCAATCAGATGAGAAAAGGTCTAGCGGCTAAAGCTCTGACTCAGTTCTCAACTCAGACAGCTAAGAACTGGGGCCTTGCGTATAAGCATACTCTAGAGTTTGCCAATTCCCCCAGAGGAGCAGGTGATAAAGCTAAGATGATTCAAGGTCTAGCTCCACTCTTAATTCAGAACGCTTACATCGCGGCTGTAACAGTAGGAGTCGGGGGTGCAACTTCGGGACTTCGCGAGTTGCTAGGCGGTGACGAGAACAGAAGAACTCGAATGGAAAAAGCATTCCCTAACACATTTGCTAGGTTGCTAGTAGAAAATATCAACGGTGTGACTGGTCAGGTTGCAGGTGTTGGTAACTTCACCAAGGCAATCTCATCTGGGATAATGGGTGTACCTGTTTACGATCAGACAATTCCTGTCGTTCAAGAGTTCATGCAGTTCAATCAAGCGTTTAGTGATCGAAGCCTGAGCAGAATGCTGAAAGCAATCTTGACTCTGTCAGGAACTCCGATCTCTATACCTAGAACTTTAGGACTCTAGTTCTCCGTAGGTACTCTTGGCCATGTACCAAATGGCTATCGCGTCGGCCGCATTATCGTCTGCTGGATCCAAGCCTCTATCGTAGCACTCCTGCAACATTGCATCTTTCTTGGCGTTTCCTTTTCCGGTCCAAAACTTCTTGATCTCCGTAACTCCGAAAGCTGTGTAAGGTACGCCCAAGGATTCGCTGACCTCTTGGGTGGAGCAGAGGAACCCACCGTAAATGTGGGACGCGGTGGTCCCAGTATGGTTTCTAACTCCTTCGAAAACGAGGAGCTCAATGTCATTTTCTTTAATCGTTTTGATGAGCCATGCTCTGTATTTGATGAACCGAACCCCTGCCCCGTCCCATGTTTTGTTTTCGAAGTTAATCGTACCATGTCTAGGGCGCTGAGCTTTAATATCTCCATGTGCAAATCCTGTCTTAGTTGCTAGGTCAAGGGTTAATGTCTTCATCGTAAGGCTTGAAGTTTAAAAAAGAACATTGTACAACTCTATCCTCAGGTCCAACCCTCGGCCAGACTGAATGAAATAGTTGAGAGTCGTAGACCAACATTCTATTCTTCATACCTTTGACTATCTTAACTAGTCTCCACTTAGATGGATCATTGGCGTCTCCATTTATCTCAGCTGCTTGCTCTTCGTTCTCGATGTTAGCTCTCTGTCCATACTTGACGTGGGACCAGAATGCTGTACCTGTTAACTCTTCGTGGTCTGTAAGGTATAAGACTCCAGCCATACCACCGCAGTTAGTGTCAGCATGAATCCACCCAGTTGGGTGATGTCCCTTACGCAACACATGGAAACCTTCGAAGTGCCCTTCGTAAATGTACTCCATTTCTTTCATGACAAATCTATCACTTGGTAGTGGGTGGATCTGTTCGTACTCAACGCCTTTGAATTCATGAGTCTTAAACTCTGCTGTCTTCGCGTACTCAATACGCTTTTCTAAATCTGCCTCAGGGCAGAAGTCATCAAATATTTCTACTATCATTTGACTATATCCTCTATGTCTTCGGGGCTTAAGAATATCCCTCTAGTAATCATATACGCCTTGAGTTTGTTATACCGATCCATGATGAGTCTCAACGTGTTTTCATGGCTGTTGTCTTTCCTCCTCAAGTGATTGACTTCTTGCCTAAGAACTTCTTTATCAAGCCTATCGTCCATGTCTTCAATGTATGGTTCAGACGTAATAAAACTACACCTTGAGCATTGATGCTCTATGGTTTTATATTCAAGATTTGTTATCTTCATGTCAGTCATCAGTCTTTCCTCCCGCCTTTGCATAGGGAGCAGTGATCTAAACTCGAAGACCTAATGACCTCGAACTTAAAGAATGGCATTCCATCTGGGCCACGTTGTGTGTTCTTGTCGATGTGGTGCATGACTACTTCCTTCTTGCACAAATCACATCTCATTGGTACGATCTGCAAATGACCTTGAGCTGTCAGCTTAGTCATCGCATAATCTATAGCACGATTAGTCTCGTCTATTTCCTTTTGTGTGTATGGTTTAACGTCCATTCTATTTCCTGTATCTTGGTCCGATGAATCCGTCAGCGCCAATAGGTAAACCTGTGGCCCATGTCGGCTGATGTACTATACACTTCTCAATCAATTTGTAATTGGCAAGTGCTTTCTTAGTCTCGATCTCTAGAATAACTTCGTCATGCACATGGCCGACAATGTCAATCCAAGAGAACTTGTCTAGTCTTACCATAGCTTCAGCCAATATGTCTCTAGCTACAGCTTGTGTCACATTCTCAGCTAACCTTCCGCCGTAAGTTGAGACGTCGCCCCAGTTAATACCTCTGGCTTGGTCTGTTCCTTTGAAGTAGACTACTTGCTTACCTCGATCCGACTGCTTTAGAAACGGGTCGAAGTATTTTATCTGTCTGCCTGACGGCAACGTACAGACTAGGAAGCCTCCTTCCTTCTTGAACTTAATGAATCCTACCTTCGTGTTATTACCTGAGTGAAGCGTCCTTCTTGCCGCACCTTCTAAGTTGTACCAGAACTGTACGATCTCAGGGTTGCGAGCTCTCCAGTCATTCTTGATTACATCCGCTTCAGTTGGCGTCATGTGCAATCCGTAGTTAGCGGCCATGCCGTTGAATGCCCTCTGCCCTCCACCGAATCCTAATGCCAGCGATGCGATCTTGCCGATGTTTCTCTCACTCTTGATGATAGATTCGTAAGGCTTCTTGTAAATCTGTGATGCTGTGAACTTGTACAGGTCTTTGCCCTGTTCGAAAGCGTCCAGTACATCTTGCTGTCCTGCTAACCAAGGCAAAACTCTAGCCTCAATCTGGGCAAAGTCAACAACAGTTAATGACTTACCTTCTCTTGGTATCACCATGCCTCTCAAGGCTGAGCGCAATACGTCCATTGGCTCCATGTCAAAGCTCTCTAACTTACCTGCTTTGATTTCCTTACATGCCAATGACATCTCTTCACTTGCAAAGTCTTCGTCGAACTCACCTCTCGGTAGGTTGTGTAACTGAATGCCTTTACCTGACCACCTGCCTGTATTGGCTCCGTGGTACATGAACTGGTAATGGGCTACGTCACCTACTGTCTGGTTAAGAACTGAGTCAGCCTTTGCTAGTGAGGTAGTTGCGAACATCTTTCTCATGCGCAACACGTCCTTACATGACTCTGGTATAGGCTGAACCAATAGGGCTTTGATAGCCTTCGACTCTAAAGTCTCTACTCTCACTTGCACCTTGGCCTCTTGCCCTTTGACTTTCTTCCATGACATCTTGGTCGGTACTTCGACATCGTTCTCTCTAAGAAACTCTTTTATCTTAGCCACTTGGCCGGGACCAAAGCCATAAGAACTTCTGCATCTAGTGGTCAACTCTTTCTTAACTGGCTCCTTCATATCAATGATGGCTCTAGCTAAGTCTTTGTCGATTCGAATGCCCTTCGTATTAATCTTTAAATCTAACTCCCATACCTTCTGTTCCGTTGGGGACAGGTGGCCTAGGCGCTTTAGTATCTCTCGTTCTACTTCAACGTCATCATGACAGTAAGCCATAAGCGTTGCCAACTTCTCTTCGTCGTACACCCAGTTGCCATTGGAGTCAGGCTTGCACATCTTCATCATGATGGCCTTACCTTCTTCGTCCTTCAGTATAGGTAGGGATAGAGCCTCAGCCACATCGCCCATCTGTCTGGGTAATGAGTGCGATGCAGAGATAGCGGCTGTGTCTATCCATCTATGAGCAGGTATCTCAACTGCACCTGTCACGTTATCCCAGATAGCCTTCTCGAATCCAGCATTGAAAGCACTGAACTTGAACTCTGGGTACTTAGATAGTTCGACTACTTCTTTAGGGAACCCTTCAAAGCAATCGACCTTCTGGTCATCTACAGCAAATGCCGTACACAAAACTTCTGTGCTTGGGCATCTACTATAGACGTAGGCGCCGCACTTCTTTAAGTCAGTGCGACTCCTAGTCTCAAAGTCTATTGAGACAATGCTCACTAGTACGGCTCGTTATCTCTGAGCGTATCAAGGTTCTCTTGCTGGTCTAGTACTTTAATAATCAGTCGGCCTAACAAAGCTTTGTCTTCTTCGAGGTGGCGACTCTTCTTCTGGACGTAGTCGAGGTCAGCTCTCTGGGAAGTGAATCTCTGCTTGAGTACTGTTACTTCTTGGTGAATCGTATCGAAGTTAGTTTTCAATACGTGGTTCTGTTCTTCTAATTGTGCCTTGGTCATTTTTGATCCTTGTTATATTATGTGACGATCGCATCTAATACACGATCCATCTTTGAGGTGGTTACGCATGTTACACGTAGGGCATATAAAAATTGTGTCCTGAGATACGAGGACGGTAGCTATTGTGTCAGGTTCAAAGTCTTCCATCTCAAATTCAAAGTCATCTAAGATGTTGTGCTGATCGAGTAACTCAGACAGTATGCCTTTGTCTCTATCTGACATTTGCTTTCCTGTGCGTACTTCAAATTCTTTAATAAATTTCTTAGTGTTCATATAGTCTCGGTAAAAAGAAGCCCCCGTTAAGGGGCTCCAAGTTGGTTAGTCTAAGCCTTCGTCGTCATCGTCGTCGAATGCGTCATCGTCTACACTAGTGTCATCTAGTGAGCCAACTTCATCCAAGTCGTCGTCGTCGAATGCTGAGTCAGCGTTGCCGCCTCCGCCACCACCTGTAGGGAACTGTGCGTCATTAGCAATCTTCTTGATGAAGAATCCTAAGCCTGCACCTACACCATTGTTACCGTCAACGCCATAGGCATACAAGCTCAACTTAACTCTACCCCAACATCCAGAGTAGATACCTTCTGGGCAGTCATCTGTTTCGATAGGGTTTTTATTCTTATCTATTACAGTTGGCATGAATTTAGTCTTGGCTCTAATGATATAGAAGTTTGCATTGCCTTCGAACGAGGCTAAGACTTTAGGGTCATCACCATCTAGCAAAGGGTTCCATCTAGTACCTAGAACCTTGTTCTTAAATCTTGCCTTGCCGACTTCCATCGCCTCAGCTTCGAACTCTTTCTTAAAAATTTCAACTTCTTTCAGCATGGCCTGAGCCTGCTTCTTGTTCACACCTAAACTCTCTAGAGCTTTGGCGTTCTTTGGTAACATAATTGTTAGCTTATGTTTCTTGTCGTCCCCTTCTTTCTGCTTGGGGTCTTCATTATGGATGTATAACCATGACATTCTACCGATTGGGGTAGTGATCTCTGTGTACTGTCCACTATTGTCTACGTATTTCATACTACTTTACTCTCTTGTTATGATTGTTATGATTGTTATTGTTTACTCTAAGCCTTCGATTACTGACTCGAATCCAACGGTGACGGCTATTCCCTTTGTTGAATTCTTAACTAGTTTGACGCCATTGTCAGGGCGGTGGCTAAGCTTATCAACTAACTTCGGGTCGATAACTTTCTTCATTTGCGTAGGACTCTTCAACTTTCGAGGTTCATATATGTCATCGTCTCCTCCTTCTGTTAGTACTTCCTCCGCTCTTTCAGGGTCAAGCCAAGTAGTGTTACCCAAGCTCTGAACTAACTTGTATCCTTCTATCTCTTGACCGCTTTTTGCTCTTTGTTTAAGAGTGGCTTCTCCATCTTCGAAGATCTTTTTAAACGCACTCTTGTACTTAATCATTTTAATTAATTCTTCTGTCGGCATGTCACCGACCTTTGGTATAATCATTTCTCCCTCCTCAGGGAATGCCAAGCCAGCTTTTTTCTGCATAGACTTTGTTCTTTCTGGGCAAGTTGCTGTGTTGCACCATCGGCATTGGTCCTCACCAACTACTACTTTGTCAGGGTTCAGTCTGACCTCTACTACTGCGTTCTTTAGTGTGTGGGCGAAGTTAGTTAATATGTCTGTGTTGATCGTCCATACACTATGTGGTTCGTCTAACTTTGGTTGTACTATGTGTAAGACTACTTTGTTCACATCCAATTGGTGCTTGTAAATAATCCCTAAAGCATAGTACATTAACTGCTTATTCTCTACTGCACTCACTGGACCTCGACCATCTTTCAGATCAAAGACATGTAGCTCACCCATGTCCACCCATACTGCGGCGTCATTGGTTCCCCAGCAATCTTCATCGATGTAAGGTATAGCGAACTCTTCTTCTATTCCATACTCTACATCGTCAGCTCCGTACTTATCTGCTAACTCTGCCGCTACGTCCAACACTTGGTTAACGTATATGTCGACTCTCTCCTGTCTTGCTGAGTCTCTCTTCAGGCGTGGCTCAACTAACTCTTCACCGAAGGCTAGTCGCAAGTCTTGCTCTGCGACCTCATGAGTATAAGTCCCATCGTCAGCCGCCGCAGATGAAGGCAATGGATTCTCTTCCAAGTTCTTCACCGATGCAGGGCAGGCCATCCAACGAGAGGCGCTTGACGCACCTAACGTGGAGTGTGCTCGTTCACCGTGGTTAGCCGAGTTCAATTTCTACCTTCTCGTACACTTCACTGAAGTCTTCGCTTGGTACTTCGCTGAACCTATCGAAAGAAAACTCTTCTTTCAGTAGGCCAAGTGCTTTGGTCTTGCGTGCTAACTTGTCAGCCTTGTCTTTAGCGGGGCCGTTGATCAGCTTCATTAGTCCTGCTAGGAACTCATCTGTGTCTGCGAATGGAGGCGGAGCTACTTCCGATACGGGTTCAGGCTCCACTTCGGTACCATCGGTGATAGGTTGGTCATCCACGACGGGTGCCTCCTGTTCTACTTTCTTCTTGGCTCTCGAAGGTCTCTTCTTTTTAGGCGGAGATTCAACTTCAGCGGGTACATCTGCTGTTGGCTGTACGTTACCTGTTAGTTCTGCGATTAGTTCAGCCTTGAATGCGGCTAACTCTTCACGTACTACTTCTCTTACTGCTTGGTCGATTGTCATGCTTTATCCTAAATTGTTACGGTAGATTTAAATACCTGTTTAAAACTGTGTTCTTTATCCAATATCTTCTTAACAATATACTCTTCCATACTATCTGTCAATACTGTTAAGTCAATTAATACTGGGTTCTTTTGGCCGAACCTATGTAAGCGGTCGGATGCTTGGGCTAACTCAGTGTATGTCCAAGGTAACTCTGCGAATATAGCGTGCGCTGACGCCTTCTGTAATCCGTTGAGTCCTGTACCTGCTGAACCTATGTTGCCTATAAAAACTTTACACTCGGGATCGTTAATGAATCTATCCTTCGCGTCTTGCTTCGCAGTCGCTGTCATTGCACCGTAGTAAGTGACAGGCTCGTGCCCACTCAAATAAAGATCTTCGCAAATGCTCCGAATAACATCTTGATGCCAAGCGAAGACAATGATCTTCGAACTGCTCATTAAAGCTAGGTCTATGTATTCGCATACGCTCCTGACTTTCTCTACTCCCGTCTCCCTGCGCAATGCTGAGATTGATTGCTCCTCCTCTTCGCCCTTCTCGTTTATAATCGGGACGATCAAGTCTCCAAGACGGGCACCGTCGAATTGGTGAGCGTCTACTCTCTCCTTTAGTAAGCCCTCTTTCTCGCATTGACCTATGGCGATAGTTCTGTACTGCTTTGGCGGTAACTCTGATAATACTTCCTCCTTTGTTCTCATTAGTGCAAATCCATCACCGAACAATCTTTGCTTCAGCTCTGGTAGTCTTCTTGTTGCTATTACTGGGTTACGAATGTCGTTCTTCGCAAAGACATTGTACCTCATATAGAACTTGAACTGAGTGTCCAACTTACCCAACCCTTTCCTATTCATCGTGCGCATAATTGGCCAAAGATCTTTAGGAGTGTTGGGCATAGCTGTACCAGTCAGG